GAAGCCGCCCGGTTGGTCCGGGGCGCCTCCGCCGCCAGCGCCCGGTGGTGTACAATTACTCATTAATAACCTCCTCCGCCTCCAAAGCCTCCGCCTCCGAAGCCTCCCATACTACCACCACCCATTGGCGATATCGGAAGTCGAGCTGCAGAAACGGAACCCTTTACTATATTTATTGGTTTACTTTGTTTTGTCTTAGACTTTCTGCGACCTTTTTTGCTTGCTTTGGCGTTTTTATACGCTTCTACCTTTTCTGCGCGGCGCCTGTCAGCAGCTTCGCGCTTTGCGTTCTTTCTCTGTGCAGCCTGCTTGGCCGCCTCCTTTTTCGCCATCGCTCTTCTGTGTGCGTCTTTCTTGGCTGCCGCTTTAGCTTCTGCTCTGCTATTGCTTTTCGGCTTCTTTGGAGCGTCCTGTCTTCTGTTCTTCGCTTCTCTAATCTTTCTTGCGCTTTCTTTTTGCTCTTCTTTTGCAATAATTCGACTAGACTTTTGTACTTTTGTATTTCTCACTTTTCCTGTTTCTGGACTTCGATTTCTCTCGGTTCTTTCCTTTTTCTTTTGCTCTTTTATTGCAGTTGCTATAACAGATTTTGGTTCAGGCTTTTTTGCCGGCTGAACTGGAGGCTTTGATTCTTTTGTTATCTTGAACCTTACAGGCTTCATCACAGACACAACTGCCGGCGTGATGTCCATTTCTACGCTCTCAAAGCTTTCTAGTTTATATTTGCCCTCTGGCAGTCCTTGCTTTACTTCTGCTACTGTCACCTCTTTGTAAATAGGGGCAGACAATATTGGACGGTTACTGTCATCTCTCTTAAAATCATCTAGTTTTTGTATCTTCATGACTGAGCCATACAAAGATGAAGGGGCACTTGACTCTGTTGCACCTAATGATGGACCGGGTTCAGCCAATTTTAAAACCTGCATTGGAGGATCCAATGTTTTCTTTTTTACCAACACCGGAGTTGGATCTGGAAATGTCTTTATTTCTTCTTTCTTTTGCTTTGCTGCAGCTGCGCCACGAGCCCACCCAGCTGCAGTAGCTGGTGGATTTTTCTTTTTCGGTGCGTCGCGACGTGTTCTTCTCCTTCTTCGTGTTGGTAACTTTCTTACTTCCGCTGGAGGGCTGAATTCTATTGTTTCTCTTATTTTCGATATAGCGACCTTTTTTATCATTTTCTTTTTTTCTATCTTGCTTTCGGCTGTTTTTCTAATAGTCTCAGCAACAGCGATAGACTTGTCTGTTATTTCGTTCTCGTGACTAGTCTCTTCTGATAGGTCTAATTCGAAATCAATCAATGGTCTTGGTTCATTTGCAGTCTCGTTACACAAGCTCTTTATTGAGTCCACGGTCGCAAGTTTTTTAAGAATCTTTTTTGGAGCCCTTACAAAAATAGCATGACCCGCTTGTGAAACTAATTCTGTTTCTAGAGTCTTTTTCATTGCTTCCATTATTGAAATATTGGGCTTTTTAATTCTGCCTTTTCTCTTTGTGAACTTGCTAGTAGGCTTGCCCAAGACAAGTGGGCGAACTCTTCCGAGAGATTTCTTTTTCAATGTTTTCGATCTTCGAAGAACCATATCCATAACCTTAAAGGGCTCTATTCTCCTAGGGAATTGTGTTCTTGCTTTTCGACGATTCCTTCTAGATCTTTGAGACCTATATCTGATGATTAGGTCTTCTTTCACTTCTGGGCTGCCAAAGACCTCTTTACCTTCTGGCGCGAAGGAGATTTTTATTGGCGAAGGGCCCGGAATGTTAAAACTCATAAATGTCAAAGATGCGGGAGAATTGTCGTACTTTGTTTCTCCGAAATCTGTATCAAACTTTGCCATCTCAGTAGCCACGCGTTCTGCAACTTGAGCAGGCGTAAAACTCTTTTGGCCGTGTTGCTTTCTTGGTGATGTGGCCTTTGGTGTCGTGTCAGGCGAAGGAGAAAAAAGACTAGGCAACTGCAAAGAGGTCGGCTCTACTGCTGTCGACTCGACTGAAGCCACTGTTGTAAAAGTTGGCAAAGTTAACATAAGCATGTTTTCGCCCAAGAAATCAAAAGAAGGCTCTTCTCTGGCAGTGGCGTCTACGTAATCATCCACGTCTGAGTACCACTTTTGTACAGTTATCATTGTCGGAGTTCGCCCAGAAGACGATCTATCTCCACGAACAAGGCTTACATTTGCTGCGCTTTTAATTAAATCAGTATCGGTGATGTCTGATAATAGCCTTGCCATCTCTTGAAAGGATCCTAATATCTCTAGCACCTGTTCGGGTCTTGAGTTGTTAGGCATCAGCAAAGACATTACAGTATCAAAATCAAATCTTGGTTCTGCTTCTTCATCAACGATAGATGTGCTGCCCACTCTAAGCTGAGCATCTGCGTGAACAACATTTACAACGTCAAAATATGCACTAACCATCTTTCTAAAATCATATTTTGTATTTGCATAACTTATAAAATCTGGAGAAAATGCCCTTCTTATGTGATTATAGTTTCCTTGACTGTCTGTCTTTTGTATTCTTCGTGATCTGTAGTCCGGATTTATCTCTTGTGCTGTTGGGCTTGATAGTCCAGATCTCGTAGCATACCCAACAGAAGTGACTGGGATTACACATTCGTTATAATATTCTTCTAGCTTTGTTGTTTCGCGTTGCAAATTTTGCATGATCTCGGTTAGATATTTTTCAATCCCGTCCTCATACGTAAGCTCTATTCCGTACTGATAAACACCGTCATGTACACTCATCAGCCCAAGGTCCGATCCTATTATGTTTCGATAAAACGGAAAAGGCAAAGTCTTTAGTCCATCTAGAGGCACGGGCGTTGAAACCTGTTCGGACAACCACTCAACAAATGAATCAGAATTTGTTGACTCTGCCAATTCAGAATAGGGCTCATCAGAGATGCTACTGGTGTTTGTGTCGTTTCGTATCAAAAGATCCCCTTCATCGAAGACCTTTTCCAGTCTTCTCTGCATTTCAAACTCACTAGTGTCTACAGAGGCGCGAGGGTGACTTCCAATACGGTGGGGCTCGCCTGTCTCAGCAACCACAGTAAGCGGAGCTTCACGGTCGAAGACATCCTTGGCCGGAAGCCCAAGAGAGTTTATTCCTAAGTTTCTTTCTGTGACTCTTCTTCTTAGGACTTTTACATTGACTAATCTAAAATAATCCCTTGGTCGCAACACATTGTATCTTGTACCATTTGGTAATTTATCATATATTGATCCAAATCTGGAATTTTGTCTTAGTATTTGCTCTTGATCTATTACAAATTCAAACTCAACATTTCCTCTTACTGGGTCGTGTTCTATTTCTAAGCGAGAATTAAAATGATTGTCTCGCTTATCTTTTAGAAATTTGGTTTTCATGTCAGCCTGCAAGAAACTGGGCATGCCGTGCGGTATGTATAGGTCCTTTTCAGACCTCTTGAATGCTCGAAAATCTTGGACCTTTAAGTTTGGGACCATTATTTGCGTCAAAGGCTTCGAACGATCGCTATGATTTCGGCCGGTCATGAATCCCCCGGATTCCATCTGATGATATGTGCCTGTCCATGGGGTACCATTTTCTTCTAGTAGTTGCATAGAGAACGCTGCGGTTTGTCCGTTTTCAATGATCTTGTTGTAAACCATTCTACCATAGAGGCTATTTAGCCAGGCCAGCTCATCCGGAGGGACTTCAATATCAAACACATCAAAGTCCACAAACGTAAAGGCATACACGCAAAGGCTGTCGGGATTTGCAGGTATACCTTGTACATCAAACGATATAGGCATTCTAAAAACTGCGTTGCCCTTGCTGTCAAAAGTTCTCATATGCTCTATCGAGGAGTCTAGGCTTTGCTGCCCATCTACTGGGCGGGCGATGGACGTCTTAAGGTGTATTTCTCCGGGAACAGACGCCACCAAAGACTGGAGTGCTTGTTTGATTGTGTGAGAGTTTGTAATATTATTAATGCCTTTATAACTTCTGACTCTTTCTTGAAAAGATCCACCACTTCTTATTAGCACTCTTTTTAAAACGTTGTCCGCAAGAGGGGTGGTTCCGACAAGAACACAAACTTTTAAAGCTTCGTCAAATTTGCTTTGAATTTCGTCTTTGTCTGGCTGTCCTATGTCGCCAGATTCTTTAGCCAAGACGTCACCTCGGGCTAGGCGAGCTGCAGCGTCATCTATGACGTTGTCTATTTCTAAGTCAACAAATAAAGACATTGTATCCTCATCAAAAGTAATGCCTGGATTTGGTGCAGGTCCTCGTGGTGAAGGCAGAGAGTCGACTCTTGGTGTTTCTAGTGTTATTCTGCGGAAACGAGCATTTGGCAGAAAATCTGCAATTATTTGAGTTCGCCTGGTGTATACTTTTGTTTTTGCCATTAGTCGCAGAACTCCTCATCAGTTGGCTCATCTATGACATATGTCTCAAAATCATAGTCCCTAGAGATTGAGACTTGATTATCAAAAAGAACTTCAAAATAAGTGTGCAAGTTTGTAGCAGCATCGATACCAGGGCGGTTAACATATAGAGAACTTAATACTTCTACCTTCTCTGTTGTGCCCCCTCTGGTTATCTCCTCTTGGTCTTCTACTGTGAAAAACTCTATCTCAAAACCATCATCGGTGTAGCCCACATTGTCTTCTCCTATGTGGAGAACTATTTGACCCTTGTTGATACTGAGGCTTACGCCGTCTACAAATTTTATTTCAGACTCTGTGCCGTCTTGATCTACGTATTCATCAAATACAAATGTCTCGTCCTCTGTAAAGTTTTTTACTTCCAGATCATAATCGACGATCATGTTTACTTGTGGTCTTCTCATGCCTATGTTTGGACCAGATGCACTTAAGAATATTGGAAGCTCAAAAGCCTGGTCGTTAAGACTTGACACAGACCAAGAAGCAGCATATTTGTTTCCAATTTCAGAACTTCCTATTAGGTTTCTGACGAGTTTTCGATCATCGGGCACCATTAGAGAATCATCTACAAGATCGTTTCCATACAAAGAATCGGCCGGCATACTGTTCAGTCGAGCGTTTGCTTCCTCGTCTGTGCTTGCACCTGCGATATGCTGATTAAGTCTTTGTATTCTTATCTCTGAACTTTCGTTATCATAAAGAGGCCTTACCCTTATTGTGTCTTCTTGTATTCTTTGTTGTGATTCCTTTTTTATTTCTGTCTTGTTTTCTCCATAGGAACTATCATAAAGGATCTCATCGTCAGAGAACGCATAAAAAACAGGCTTAAATTTACCCTTAGAGAGAAGATACCTACCGTACTGAGTAAGTTGTATCTCCATTACCTCTTCTTTTTTGTTAAAAAACGACATTACTCATCCTCATCTGATATTATGTTCATGAACGGCATTCTAATTTCTGGACGTGGATCATCCTTTGTGTCCTTTGCTTTAGAAACCGATTCTAACAAACCTGCTTTTCGCACGACCTCAACTCTGTCCTCCGGAGGCACTGGATCTGCTGCATCTTCTTTCTTCACAAATCCAATTTCAGCGTCTAGTTTAACTAGTTCAATCAGTGAGAAATAATCGTATGGCCAGTTAAATCCATACTCATAAATGTCATCTTCGACGGACAATTTACGGCCCGGATGGTCCAGAGGAAGCTTGTCTCTTTCTATCTTCTTAAAGTAATTTGATTGTGCTTTCTGCTTGACCTTAAACACAAGCCACTTAACGTCCTTGTTAAGCTTTCCTGACATCAGATCCATCTCGCCACCCAACTGATGTGACACTACTGCCTCTTCCTTGAGAGTATCATCCTCGTCATTGTGGAAATCATTCAGAGCAATGTCGGGTGGCAGATTTTGCCACAAGTTTGCAAGATCTTTCTTTTTCAAGGTGTGCTCAAACTCAAAAACATACATGACAAAAGGCTCGATATACTTTCCAGTTGTTCTGTCGTTATACTTCAAGAAGTTCATCTTTGGAGGTATAACGTAATTCAACATCTTGTCGACCATTGATTGGATAGACGGACGGACCTCGATCACCTTTCTTTGTTTTTCCATAGCTGCAGGCGTTGGTGGTAGGGTGCCCTTCTTAGGTTGCTTGACATCTTTAAACTCTACAAGATCAATAAGCTCCTTCTTGTAGTCACTATATCCTGCATTTTGAACAGCCTTGTAAACCTCTGGCCTTCTTAGAGAGAAGAAGTTTCTCTTTCCTGTTCCCTTTTCTTCCATGAACGGAACAGCAATGACTGCCTCTTTGATTGTTCTGGTATCTGCAAGAGTACCAGTCTTTCTTGTTTTCTTTTCTGGCTTTCTTATTCCGCCTTCAAGGAAGGAAAGACCCAGAAGCGTGCTTAGATCTTTGGCTCCAGAATCCTTATCAGGTGGCATAATCTGTATCTGAATAGGAGATTCATTCACGTTATTTGGACTCTGATGCCACATACCTATTGTCTTTGTAAGCCCTAATGGTATTGGCGTTGACGCTGAAACAGCTCTAAAGTCGAATGTCGGGCACTCAAACTTTGTTTGTATCGCCCAGAAATCTCTCATTATAGTTTGATTTCCCTTTGTATTCTCAAAGACTGGTACAATGCTTCTATCTTCTAGACCCATTCCGTAGAAGCTCGCCGACAACTGCATAGAAGTTGACTTGTTGAGACTTGAAGTAGTTATCAGCGATGCGTCTGAAACCATGTCGGAATTTGTCTGGCCTCCAAAGAAATCAAGTCCGGGCCAAGAGCCTGTAATATTTGTCATTCTGTTGGACTTGATGTGGTTTCCTGAAAGTGCTGTTGAGATTCTTTCTAGTACGTCACTTATCTTTGTGTATGATGCCGACACACTAGGACTAAACGAATACTCTACTTCTGCAAATCCATCATAATGTGGCGGAGTAAACGGAGCATAACCCCAAGCATTCATCATTACTCCTCGATCACCGCCGCCGGCTGGGACATACTGACCATGCTTAAACTTCTCTTGCGTGAACCCTTCATCTCCTGCGTCAACAGGTGGACCAAATGCTGAAGCCCTGTTGTACATTGGGAAGTCGCCCTGTGAATCTCTGAACAATTTTATTCTCATCTTGTAAGTTGACTTCAGATCGACCTGTTCTTCCAGTCTGTCGTTTGTTGCCAAGACTGTTCCGTGCCCATCTTTAAGGAAAAAGTTCATAGACTCTGCAAAGAAGTTGTTTGCAGCCAAGCTGTATTGGTCGAAGTTCGATCTGTTTGCATTAACTCTATCCATATTAAAACTTGAGGTTATTTGATTAGAGTTTATCGGAGTACCCCAACTTGAAGTTTGGTACGAGTGATCTGTATGATTTACATTTCTTGTCCAATTTGCAGCATGCAAACTTGCACTTGCATGAGGCTCATTATCATATACAACAAAGTTACCACCAGCGGTTGTCTTGAGGTTTATTGGTGCGTAAATCTTTGGATCGATAATCGCTTCAAAAGGAACTCTGGTAACGGCATTTATTCCGTGTGGTGCCTTTTGTCCTCTACCCCACCAGTTGTTCTGGTGAACTCGGACGAGTTTCAGTGTGGTTCTCCGTGGATTATCTAGAGTATCCTCTCCGAACATCGTAGCTCTGGAAACGCCCCAACTCGCAGACCCGATTCTTGGTATACCCTTATCTTGCGTTTCATTCCATCTTGAACCAGTAATAAATGACGGATACATAAGTGCGCCCGTAAGTGCAATCTTTCTACTGGAGTCTGGGCTCAAATAGCTTGCTGGGGATCCTTCTAACTCTCTGACGTCCTTGATGCCTCCGCCTCTCTGGTACTTTCCACCGTTGGTAAAACAACCGACGCCGGACGACTCCGTCTTCTCAACTTCCGTCCAGACATCTGTAAATCCAGAAAACACACCTGACATGTTTGTTTCTATGTGGGTTCTAGGTGCTGGCGATGCCCTATTCAACATGTACAGATGGTCTGTCATTGATGACGATGGGTGCGATTCATCGTGCACATACCCGGTGTCATCACCCATTCTAAACCAACCTATCAAAGATGATCGATAAGAAGAAGGCACGCACCACTCTGGTACCCATGGGCCACGAGATCCCGAAATTCCTCCACCATACAGCCCAGTCACAGCAGCAGAAGGTAACGGAGTATTCCATATTGATACCTCATCTATATGTACTGGCAGCGCTTTGTACAATTTTGATTTCTCGTCGTTCTTGTCGTGTTCGTATCTGTGAATTCCGATACTGCAGTTTGACCTGTTGCGATAACTTCCATTGGCAGTATCATTTGACCTGTCTGTTCGTCCGCCAGAACTGCTCAATATGGTTGTACCCATTCTACTTGGATCGTCCTCGGCTCCACCAAACTCAAAAGTACCGTTTGAAGCGCTTGATTCAACCCCCATTGAGTTACCATTCAGATATATTGTGGGGTTCGTCGAGTTACCCCACTCATACGAAAGGGCAATGTGATACCACTTGGAGTTATCTGTTAGGCAAGATCCCGTGGTTTTCCACACTTTATAAGAAGAGGTGTGGTGAATACCGAAGACCAACATGCCCCCTTCCTTTCTAAACTCTATGCCTGTTGCTTCCGGGTTATGAAATGCGTGAGTGTCCCCAAACATAACCAAGCTTCCAGAGGTTGTTTCTTGAGATGCCTGGTTAGGGCTTGTTGGGACATTGGTGTCAGGATCCTTATAGAAATTACACCACATTGACAGAGATATTCCGCGACCATCAACTGATCCAGAATCCAGATGCATGCCTGACGACCCTGAATCAAAGTTGTTTCTTGCTGGGGTTCCCGGAGAACTAGAGCCCGTAAACAGGGATGCCCACTTTTCAGCACTACCAATGTCTACAAAGTTTCTGACATTGGCTCTAAATCTAGTACAGAACCTATTGAACTCTCTATCCTTTGTTGGTTCGTATATCGGATAGTCGACAGCTATACCAGACTTTATAGAATTGTACGCAATACCCGGAGCATAGAAAGGCTTTAGTGCTGTCTGCCAAGACCCCATGGGGTTGGGATTCATAAAATCACCATAAGATCGACTAAACAACGATGCCATCTGCAAAGTTCTTTGTGCAGGATACAGCCCTTCGTAAGGGAGGAACTTCTTTAGCGCCTTACAGCGAAGTGTCAAAGAATCTTCTACCATGCCAAGTTCTTCATGATCTTCTTGAACAATATCAAAATACTTTATAAAGTCAGTGTGGCCCATGACCTTAAAGAATTCTGGCTTGCTGCTATCTACATAATCATCCGCTGCACCTGTTAATGAAAACTGGCTGCTTATTGGGCACTCGTAGAACGGATCACTAGATTGCTTATCTTCATAATAGGACATGTGTTCACTAATTCTAAACTCTGGAATTACTGAATAATCCTTACCTAGCAATCTAATCTGTTCTGCCCATGCTTGATAGCCATCGTATGGGAATGGGTCTCCAGCTTCCCACTTTGCAGCTCCACCCAAGTATGTCGTATTATGCAACTTGAATTTAACATACTTGCTCATTTCAATGTAGTTCAGTGCATTGTACATGTATGGATCTTGCTGGTTTTGGCTATAGTACCAAGATATAAATCCCTGCCGGCCGGACTGGTGGCCTCTGGAGTCATCTCCATCGAGCGGCGGTACGCCAAAGTCTTCATTCTCAAAGCTTCCAAGATACTTAAAAAACCATCTTCGAGAATTGTTTGGATCTATAGAAGCAGTGAACATTCCCTTAAAACTATCAAAGGTGTTATTCTTTGTGGGATCAAATACCGCATTTATAATACCCACAGAAGCTGATGCTAATTGCTCTGGAGTTCTGTCTTGCTTTTTTATACTAGCATATTTGGTTATGTTGTCGCCTGTAGAAAATACCGTGTCGTTGTTGGCGTATCTCACCAAGACCCGTTGTGCTTTTCCTGGCAACCCTACGTAAAATCCGGCACTCCTACTCGGGAAAGAGTTGCCCTCCTCCAATAACTCGATAGAGTACTTTATCGGTGTTTCCGGGAACCTTCTTGCATAGAAAGCAGAAGCACTTGGGGCATGTCTTGTAGAGCCTGTCCTAAACAAACCGTGCGTTGTCATCAACTCACCTTCGCCGGTAGAGCCCGGTGCGTTGTCGCCACCGATGCTAAACTCTCTGCTCTTGCCAAAATTTGTCTGAGCGTCGAGTGGCCATATACTAGTAGTGGCGCTGCTGGTGTTTTGTGAGTTTAGGACGTTTGTCTTTGTTCTGTCGTCTCTTAGTGTACTCCACCAGTCAATTACAAAATTCTCTCTCCCTCTGGCTTTAGATGTGTATGAATTTACATCTCTTGGGAATATGGTCTCAGAATATAGAGTTTGAATAGTGTGAGGACTAATCTTAGATCCAAGGAAGTCTCCCTTTTCTCTCTCTCCTATTTGCAGCAAGTTAACAAGCTCTGGGTTTGAGAACGACACCATATCATTACCGTAGGTTATCTTATTCCCTGCAACAAAATTATTGCCCGGGCCCTTATCTTCTGCTGCAGCCTTAAAAGACCCATAGGCCTGAGCTGCGCCTGCAACAATCGATATCATATCTGCAGATCTTAGTGGCTTATACTTAGAAGTTACTGCAGATTCTGTAAATCTATATCTCTGTGCGCTGACTGTTCTTGCATTTCTTGCTCGTCGGTGGTCAGTGTGCTCTGGCCAAGAGTAGCCACCATTGGCAAAAGGAGCAGGTGTGAAAGAATTCTTCTTCTCATTTCTACGAACAGCAATGGTAATTATGTTATCTTTTCTTAGTTTCCTTGCCACCGGATGATCGCCAGCTCTTATCTGCTTCCAAGATGGGTGACCGTACAAGGCTCCTCTGTTTAACAGTATGTGGTTGAGAGTGTAGCGCTTCTTGCTTGCCTCAATAGAGCCAGTGAGTAATCCTCCCTCAGGATCTATATCTACATCACCCAAAGTGTTTCTGCTTCCAGAGATGTTCTCGTATATAATAGAGTTCAATCCCAAGAAATCTGTTGGGACTCCCGGATCGGGATGATTGGTGAGTGCGTGATCATCACCGTAAGAAAGCAATCTGTTGGCTTCGCTTTCACGAAGGCCTCTTGATGATGCACTAAGGAATCTTGGTGAATCAAAATCAACAGCATTTGCAAGATTTGTCTGATAGACCGTCTCATCGGACTGTGCCTTTGGATACGTAAAGTCTGACTCTAGTCTGTTATAACTGCATGACGTTTCAATCGTAGACGCTTTAATCCAAGAATATCCAAGATCAGTTCTTGGGATCTGGTGCTGTACAAATTGATTGTCATACTTTGGCTTGCACTCTTGTCCTGTGTCAGCGCTACCAGTTGCCACATATATTGGATTACTGTTTACCTTATGATAAGAAGCAGTTGGGCTCGAAGACGTTATAGAGCTGTTGTGAGCATGTCCAAATCCACCCATTCTGTCGACAGACCACTCATTTAATGCCAGACGAGGCATTAGGTTTCTATAGTTCATCGTGTTGTAGATAGAATACTGGTTAGTTGCTATGTCCAAACCAGGGCCACCTAAGCTGTCACCCGCTGTTTCTGGTCCGCCAGGTGCAGAGAACCTACTTACAAAGACGTTCTTTCTCTTTGGTCTCTCAAACTTTCTTCTTTCATTAATCTCGACAAAGAAAGGAGAGTTGCTTGTCTTCTCAACTGGCTCAACAGATCCAGTTCTAATCAAGAATGCAGGTGAAACTTCTACAGACGTACCCTGAACTATTTCGTAGCTGTGCTTATAGTTTCCAATATTAAGTACAACTTCTTTCTCTTGCAGACTCGCTGTTGTCTTTATGTTTCTAATGTTAACAGGACGCTTTGCGAGAGGTTCTCTTAATATTCTAGCTCTATTGTGGGCACTAGACGTCAACGACACACTAAACGTATTAGGAGGCTCAAGGTTTAACTTGTACAAGTTTGGAGAAGTTACAAACAATTGCCCCTGTGACATTGTAATGTGGAATGCTTCGAATCTTCTTCCAGCAGTGTCCAGGCTCATTGTCGGGAAACTCTCTGCCGTATCAAGCTTCTTAGGCCTCATTATGTTTAGGTGCTGGTGTCGATGTTCGTGACCGCCAACCCAATGATGTGTAAATGGAGACTGTATTGGTATCTCTCTGTCATCACCATAAGAATCAGAGTGCAAGTTTGTTATATCAAGACTCTTCTTGAAGTGTCTATATATTTCTGACTTATAGTCAACCGGAGTATCTATCGAGCAACTATACATACTAAACGGTGCTACAATATCTGCGTCAAGATCGTTTCCTGTATTGCTTATATCGGCCGAAGCGTTTGCTCTCTTTTTCTCGAACACCTCAGACCCTAGACCGTTTCCATATCTTGGATGAGTAATTTCCTTTATTTTTCCAAAGTCAACGTCAGAACCACTGATTCTTATATAATCCTTCGCGCCAGGATTAGTAGTGCCGAGATAAAAGTCTTTCTTCTTGTTTAAGTGAAAGTTGTCACCAGCGTGAATAACTGGCTGCAAGTGTGCTGTTACCTTATAAGGGCGAGACAATGCTCGACGAGCATATGTAGACCCTGAGATGTGCCCATGAGCTATTCTACTTAGAGTGTCTCTTTCCTTATCAATTTCAGAGTTTCCTGTTGATATCTCAGAGTTACTCCTTTCTGCGCGCACTTTCCAATAAAGAAGATTTTTGTCTTGTGGTCGAGGAGACTCAGGTGGCGGTGAGTGACCAGCACTCCAATGATATAGCATGTAATCGGTGCCTGCGAGGCCTCCCAAATCGACAACTGGCTCTGCTGTCTTAAAATCGAGATTTGGCATCTTTGACCAATACTTGTTTCTTTCAAGTACGTGGCTTTCAATCATTGTCCTGACGTCTTCTGAGAAGTTTGCAGAAGCTGGCTTTAGCTGATCCAAGACTATCGACAAAGAAGAATCAATCCACTTGTAGAATTCTAAATACTTCTCGATGCTTGGTGTGTTTTCCACTCTCTCGAAAAATAGCTGCCTTAACTTTTCCATCGACTTATAGTTTGGTCGATATCTGTTTACGGGCTCACCAACAATATTGCTAAAATCTTTTATTGTTGCAAACATATCAAGCATCTCTTCCGATATTGTTCGATACATGCTCTTCTCTATGGAGAAGAAGTGATTTACAGGTCTTGATTCTCTTGTGTATGTTCTATCATCATTGGTTAGAATGTTGATCATCTTTGTGCTATGCACGTTCTCTGGTAGCTGCTGACGGGCCGTTTGGAGGTAAGCCACTGCTACACTAGCAGTAGTTTCGGCCGGGAAAAATACTCCGCGTCCTGGGTGGTTTGAGCCGATAACGTCTCCAATCCAACCGTAGTCTCTCTTGTGAGTGAAGGATCCAGAAGAGATATCCTCTACCACTAAATTTCCACCCTTTGATGATCCAGTTACAGATCCAAAATCCCAGTTAAGTGCCAGCGTTTCAATCTCTGGAACCGGGTTATCAAGGCCAGGCTGGAAAGCATAAGCGTTACGCATTGGGTGATCAACACCATAAGATTTTGGATCAATTGCGTGTGCTCTGATGGTCTCATTGTTAAGGTATGTTGCCCAGTGCCTCAAGTGAGAAAACTGAACATCCGATCGTGTCTTTACAGATCCTGTAAAATTTTCTCTGTGCGCGCCGATGTAGAGCCTCTTGGACTTCTCATGAAACCTTTCTCCTTGCTCCTTAGTAAGGGAATTGGTTAGTAAGAACTCATCCTCTGTTTCTCCAGCGTCGGTCTTGACACCAAAAAATTCTATATTATAAGAATTTGTAGACCCTGAGATTGTGCTTCCGAAAGTTCCATTCGGCGCAAGTCGAACTGCAAAGTTCCACTTTTGACCCTCATATACATTATGGAAAGTTTTTGTCTCCATAGGAGATATAATTCCAGAAGTAGACTTAATTACAAATCTAGCGTGTCTTGAGTCGTCTCTATGCTTAACTGCATAAACTTCAAAGTTAGCAAAGTCTTTTGCAGATGCGCGCCAAGTTAAATCATGGTTTGATCCATGGCTATCCAGAACCGTATGTGCACCAAACAAAGACGAAGACAAAGGACTTTCAAAGTACAGCTTTGATCTAGGCTTGTGTCGGAATGGGAACACTACCTCTGCTTCTGTTGTAAAAGAGAGTCCAACCGTGGGATCATTAGCATGTGCACCAGTTATGTAACCAGAGACTGGAAATTCTGATGAATTATTTGAGTGATCCAAACTAGAGCTATACTGAAACACAGATGCATTAAAGTTCTCTGGACGATTAAAGTTGATACACTTTGTCTTAAAGTTACCAACTCTGTAGTTTTGTTCGACCGGATAGTCAACACCGTCAGCATATGTGTTTAGTTGTATCAATTCATCATCGACGCCGTAGCAACGAATAAGGTTTCTGAATGCTCTTTCTGTTCCCTTTGACTTATAGATGTGAGTTATGTTATTGTAAATGTTTCTATATATAACGTTCTTAACATCTTCTAGTCTTTGTTCGAACTCCTTCTCTTCGTCTCTGCCAGCCAAAGAAGCCAAAACATCTGCATCAATAAAGATATCAGGAGTGTCAAAACCAACAGAAGCAAGGACACGATCCATAAAAGGGTTTGGCTTCTTGTCGTAATCTTCGTTCTTTATGTGCTTAAGCTTTGCAAGAGACTCAATCTGGAAGAACAAGGTGTCAAAGTAACTTCCCATTATCTGAGACAGTCTCTTTAGTTCTCCTCCGGTTTGCCCCTCTTCTTCTACTATCCAGCCTGGAAAAGAGTGGTAAATGCAGGAGTTACTATTGACATCGTGATTGCGACCAAACTCTAGCGTGTCATCAATGTAATTGTTGACCTTTGGGTTCTCAGTGTGTATGATAGGATCAGCAAACTCTGTCAGAGAAGCTGAAGACTGTATCATTGCTGACTTTGTACTTCTTGCACCCGAAGCATAACCAACCCAATCACCATTTGTTATGCGACCCGAATAGTCCAAAACAATATTGTCAATGCTGCTTGTAAGGGTTATACCTTCGTTAAACTTATAGTAAACTCCCAAATCTGTATTTGGATCATCTGTGTTTGTTCCACCATGAACTTGCGTGAACCAGTGTCGACCAATGTCTTTTGCCGACCTTCTTGTCTTCCAGAATCTAAACTCGTCAACAGATCCAGAAAGCTTTCCGTATCCAAGGCCTGGATTTTGGGTTTCTGCTGACTCTCTGCCTTTTTGAGTGCCTGTATCGCCAAGATCTTTACCTGCAACGAGGGCGCCGATCGCACCTACTATTGCAGTGTTAAGGCTACCAACGGAAGAACCTGTAAGGACAGAGTGGTTTAGTTCACCATCTATGTACATCCTATAGTTAACTTGGCTTCCTGTGTTCTGAAAGGTGAATGCGTAATGGTGCCATTGGCCGTCAGAGGCACTAGCGTGAAGGCCGGCGGTCCCAGACACAAACAGGTTCTTAATACCTGCAGATCCTGATCTGTATGTTATTACCCACGGAGAGTTTCCATCTGAATTACTGCTGTCAAGCTCGATGGTCATACGTCCGTACTTGTGATCTCCAACATACGACCCAGTAGTCCACGAATCAAAAAGAACCTCTCGCTTTGTCAGCGACTGATAGGCGTCCTTCTTTAGCCAGAACTCAACTGTGTTTCCTTTGTTTCCATCGATCTCTAGATTTGAGGATCTGTTACTAGCTGTATTCCAAATATTGTCTACATTTGGGCCACCCTTTATATAGATGTATTCTTTTGTCGCAGGATTTCCATAACTACCAGATGTAGAGACTCTACTGCCCCATCCGGATGGAGAAAACTTGGCGTATCCATGAGATCTCGGATAACCATTGTTGAATACGTGAAGATCCAGGCCGTTAGATTCATTAATCCACTTTATTTTTTCGTAGGAAGATCCATCGTATGGATATGTTTGATATATTCTTCTTATAGAAGAATCATAATACTCTTCGGCAAGACCAAACTTAGCAAAATTAGACGCAGTTGCATAGTCAACATGCGGCTCGAACTGCATCTTTCTCTTAACATACTCGTCGACATACCTTCCAGACTCAACATCGCGAAGAAGGCCATTGACATTTAATTGCGGAAGAACATGGTTCGATCCCGCTTTGTTAAAAAGATTCTTTAAACTCATTTACCTATCAACTCTAAATTTGAAAACCTTGTCTTGAACGACATATCTACCGTCGACATCGTATGCAAACTGAATACCGTAAGAGTATCCAGACTCGAATATCGACATCTCTAAATCAAAATAGTTTCCATCCTTATCGTACGATAGACGCGTATACTTGTTTTGGGCGCCACTACCAGTACCGAAAGGAAGAACTTCAAACTCATCTATTATCCTGAAGACACGATAGTATGCGTTGTCTATCGTTGTCGGCTCGACCGTATTAGAGGCAACAGTATAAATGTTTGGCTGCCAATCTTTAGGGCGAATAAAAAGTCTAAATCTGGCCTTATCACTCTGAGAGTAAGAAGACTTTAGATTCTTTATTGTAGTTATATAAGAAGTACTTGGATTATAAACCAAGGAGTCCATCTTCTTTACCTTGAACACAGATCCAGTAACAAGCTGTATTCCTTGCGAAACCTTTGAAGGCTTGCTCCAAACTTCAAAAACTTCACTTTCAGATCCTGTAAAGGCGAAAGAAGCTGAATATATACCAGTACTGACCCATCCTCCGGTGACGACTGTAGCGCCGTCAACAGAAACTCCACCACCAATAGGCAAAGTCTTTGCCTTGATAACTTGGTTCTTTATATTTCCAGATGGGAATACTTGAAGATTTATCTGGGTATAAGCATCGTTGCTTCCTGAGTTTCCTCCGAGAACTGGGATATTTCTGAGCTGTCCACGGACATAGTTGTACAAATATATTGTATTTAAGTTATCATCACCAGACGCCAAAGAACTGCTTCTAAAGAAGTTGTTTCTATCGTCTCTCTTTGAGTCGTCCCAGCGTGCTTCAATCTGTGGTCGCTTATAGAAAAATTCCGAACCTCTTGCAAAGAACTTCTTTGTATAATAGGACCTGTTAAGGGATCCATCCTCATAGGCTCCAGACATCTTAAGGATGATTCCATAGTTCTCTCTATCTGGATCGACCGTTGATTCTGCCGCGATCCACTCCTCAACAAGGGCTGTTATGTTTAGTTCTAGATTTTCTGTGCCGTGCTGAAAGTTTTTCATGTAGTGAGGCAAGTTTCTGCCTGCTGTATACCCAACTTCGTGATAGTCTCCGCCCTGAGTTGTCCATCTGGTCTTTCCACCAAACTGTGCGGTTGTCAAGGTCAAGTGTGATGCATCAACCGTTCCCTGAAAAGATCCTGAAATTCCTTTTGATCCTGTAGTTGTTACTCTTATTGTTGCCCCTGTTGAGTCACCTGTGTCTTCAAAAGAAATAGAGGCTGACAGGCCAATACTTTCCGCGCCGGCAACGACGGCGGTGGCAGAATTAGCATTATTGATAGCACGCCTCAGTACTTGTGCGATATGCCTAATCGTCGTGACGCCGGAGCCAGTAATTGGCACAACAACCTCTTGACCAGATACAGATCCGGAAAAAGTCGAGCCGTTAGATTGTTGAAACCAAAAATTATACCTCTTATTGTCTGCGTTGTGTAGGCTAAAATATTTTTGTCTCAAATTGCCCTTTGTTGCTGTCAAAATCTTGATATCAGTTATGTGTGGCTGCTTTGTTGTCGAAGCCATGATCCAGTTTGAAACACCTTCGTCTGAATATTCTTCCATATCCAGGCCCTGACCTTCTGTCCAAGACCGAGAAAGTGGCAAGATGTGCATATCAAATTTCTTTGGAAGGGTTTGTCCGTGAGGACAATTAAACATTCTTAAGAAGAATTTAACATTTCCAGAGAGCGGTATATCACCATTTGTTCTATCTGTCGATATATCACTAACTGGAAACTGGACTAAGGCTCTTGCCTTCTCAACGGAGCTAGTCGAAGCCTGTCCTAGAATCGAAAACACCTCCAAAACATCTGATTCGCCCATGTTTGAACCAGTGCCTCGCGTAGAAAGGTTTGCTTTGTAGGCATTCGTTATGGTATTATCGGCGTTGGCCAAATATCTCTTAATTGCCATTATACAACTGTGCCCCTAATGTCCACATCTGGATACTTCAATTCGAAGACCTGTGTCTTTTCAGGTGTGACAACTCTGCCATCTGCAGATGTGTGTCGAGACACAACAAAATCAACGTCTGAATATGGTGCTCCAACTTTGTTGACTATTTCAACATCTACAACATCTACTATTTCTTCTATGTCTTTCAATGCCTTAAAATAATCTGATATAACTAGTGGTTCACCTATATCTTTGTGAATCAAAAATGTATCTTCTATAACCTTTGAGGCCTTTCTCAAAGTATCAAACTTGTTCGCGTTATCATCTACCACTATACTAAAATCTATACCTATATTGACAATGTGAGCGTCTAAAATGTCAATTGTGTCATTCATCATTCTAACATTATTCAGCCAACTTTTTAGATTTAATTTCAAAGTTTTACTGGCTAGCACCAACTCTCCGTCCAAGTTTTCGGACAATATGTACAAATTGAGATTTCTCTTGAATGAATCCTCGTCTTTAAAGATTGTACACCTCTTTATTGCCCCAAACTTTCCAGGCATCGCATATGTTGCGCTGATATAATCCTGTTTTGTAACTGCTCTGTTTTGTGTTGCAAAGTTGCCCATTGCGCGGGTCTTAAGTTCATCGACAGAAGGAAGACTAACATCCCCAAGTATCGGCTCATCGTTAGTTACCTCTATTGACCGTATGACATAATCCCTTATAGAATCATCTAATGTTGTGACGTTGTTAAATTCAACGTCTGCATCAAGCACTCGTACAACCTGATTTGCTCCAGCATTTACGTTATCGCTGGTGTTTGAGCGATAGACTATCGACAACGTAGTGTTTGCTGGAGCTATTCCAAACTTATCTGTAGATGTCAGCTTTGATGGATCAAAAGATGTATCTGATATAAACTCTTTTGCGTGTCGCTTTAATACAACATTTGAAGGATCAGCAATGGAGCCACTTACCATTTCTGTCTCTGAACCAAAGCCAAACTGTAAATCTGTTCGATCGTCGAGATGTTCCACAGTATATCTTCTTGGCACAGAGACTGCCTTTAGTAGGTTTGCTACTGAGTCGTTTGTTGCATTTCCGTTTGCTACTGGCTTGAAAACTGTATCTTGAGATAGGTGCTCAACCTCAAAGTATTCGTGACCCTCAGCATCAGTAACTGAAATAATATCCGACACATTTGTTCCTGGGACTGAAACTGAAAGGAATCTTCTGAAATCTCCCACTGGAGCAGTGTGCTCTAGAAGCTCTCCCGAAACAACTTGCCCCTCTGACTTGATTGCGTAATACAATGGTGCTCCGGTTTGTTCATCCACTTTCGCTACAACAATTTCATTTTCAGTATTCTCAAAAGAAACATCTTCTATCAAAGTAAAAGATATGTCTGAATTTGTAGCCACTCTAGATCCTGCCTTAAGAAGCGGGGCATATCTCATATCTGGTGCGCCGGTAGAAGCCACCACTGGAACAAGAGCGAAGAATTGACATATACCATATGAAGATGGTGACTTGTTAAACTTAAAGCCAAGAGTTCTTGATAGCTTCAGAACGTTTTGATATTCTGCTGCAGTTTGAAGGAAAGATTCATTCGCCTGATAGTCTAAATAGAAAGACAGGACGTCACCAATGTAAGAAACTGTGTCTATCATTAGTGCTCCGAATGATGCTTCGTTGAAATCTTTAAAAGTATTTGGGTAATATCTTCTTGCGTGCTCTGTCAAAGACTCTCTAATTGAAGAGAAATCTCTGTTTGTATACCTTATTGGAACTAGTTTTTTTGGCATTTTGTATTTTCCTCTTTATTAAGTAGTTTCTGAGACACTTATTGCGAGAATATTGACATTACTTAGTGTCGAAACTGTGTAGCGTATTTGTATTGTGACCGCCGCTCCAGAAGATACTGGGTCACCTTCATCAATAAAATGGACATCGATAATGTTTACAAACGGAAGGTATCTTGAAACCTGTGATTTTATTCTACTTTCTACCTGCCCTTTCACATCAAAGGTAGCAGGCTCGAACAAAAGACGTCGAATCCCGCAACCGAAGTCGGGATCCATTACCCTTTCTCCGGGTGAAGTTAACACTAACATTTTTAAATTTTGCTTTACCGCTTCTATAACAGTTTTGTTTAGCGAGAAGCCATCTTGCTCATCTCTCTCTAAGGGCAATTTTGGTGATATACCTGACATCTTTTACTCCTCCTGTTCTTCTTGTTCATCGTCGCAGACCTTGAAATCTGGTGCTGTCTTTTCTCCGTTTCTACACTTAGCCTCTCTCTTTTTAATTCTATATTGTTCGCCCTGAAGCTCTGGCATGCCCATAGCCAACATACCAACTGGACTGAGGAATTTGCCGTAGCTATTTTCGCCCGTGTCCGATGTTACTGCGTTGCTTAAGTGTTCTACTATCCTTATAAATTCTCCGATGTTGTGTGGCAAAGTACCTACCATGAACGGATTACCAATCATGCCCATAACAACCTGCATGTCCAAAACTCCATGCACATTAAGAGGGGCATATGCTCCATCTGAATCAAAACCACTTGTCAATTGATCGCCCGACTCGTTCGTCCATGGTGGTGAATATGTCAAACCTGGCTTGAGCACCCTTGGTGTCATGCCTGCCTTCATCTTGCACACATCAGTTTCAAATTGCTTTTTCAATTGCTTGTACGCTGGATCTAAATATGCTGCTTGACCTCTTATTAGCGTTGGAATTGTCATTGCAGCCATTTTTACTATTTGTGGTGCCAAATCCCCTAACGCAAATTGTGCCTTTGGTCCGGGACCATCCGAAGTAACATCAGATATCAAAACACTTCGTATCTTTGAATTGCTGGGTGTTTTATCTACTCCAAACTTACTGGCGTCTCGGAGCGTAAGTGCTAGCTTCTTTATTATTCCTCTTGTGGGATCTAGAAGGGTGGCCAGATCACCAGAAGAGTCCATCATTATTTGGTTCTGTATTAAAAACAGAGCCTGATATCTGTCCAGAGGAAAGATGAAATCAAACAAATACTTGATCTCTATGGCTGCATCATCTCCGAGAGTGCCTTCATTTATAAATTTATTTCCAAACATTTGCGCTCTTACGTTGTTTTTCGCTGCTCGGCGGGAAGGTAAGCTGGCGCGGACGGCGGCGGTGGCGTCGTCAGCGTCTGCGTTTAAGAGATCAGCGAAACAAAGATTTACTTCTTTTTCAACAATTGGAGTTGGAAACATTATATTTCCTGGTTTTCCTGGGGCATAGGAAACCTCGACTGGCTCTCTTTGTCCAACTAAGGATACATTGCCACGTCGATCGACTGTCGCTTCTTCTCCATCATTGATGAATTCTCCGTCCTCTACAAGTACAATGTGTGAATAACCATATGCGTATGCCTCATTTTGCTCCAAAGCTCGTCGGGCAGCGTTTTTTGCAATCGGGCCTCTATGGCTTCTAACATCTAAACGTGGTGCGCGCTGTGAACCATAACGCGGGGTAGTGTCTGCGACATAAGCTCTTGTTTTTGAAGTGATATCAAACTCTTCTATAGCTCTTGAGCGTGCTAGTTCTTCTGCGCGGTTGGCGGCCTCCCATTGTCGGACGATAACTTCAGCTTCTTGATCACCGTCTGCTGAGCGACTACGGGCGGCTTGATACTCATAATAAGCTGGTGCATCGTCAGGAACCTTAAAATCACTTAGAGGTATCCAAGGACCGTTAAATGCATCAGCTCCTACAGGATTTTCAAAGAAATCTTCTTGATTTGGTGCCGATTCGTTTTTTATAATGGTAAATATATCTTCCTCAATCAACGAAAGGTCCACTGGGGACATATTTGGGTCAGGAGCGTACGCCTTGCCTGGTAAATAAACTAGTCTTAATCCTGCCTTAAAGCGGCCCGGGCGAGCGAGATCCCTTAAGAATTGTTCTGATATTTCTTCCCACGAAGCTCCGTGAACCTGCTTTTGTAGCCCTTCGCCAAATCTGGTGAACGTGTACAGAACTTTTAACAATGCATCCAACTCATAACTCGAAAAAACTCCAGTGAATTGATGTATGCTGTAAAATTTTGTTGTTAGAGTGTTGCCGAGGGCCTGGGCTGCGGCATCCCACACATGATCTCTACGAATAAGCCTTCTCATCAAAGAATTCTCAGGAGTAATGTATTCGTCTATAATATCTTGAGAGAATCGATAGTACGACTCCAAATAGAACATACCTTGGTTTAGGTTTTTCAAACCCTCTTCGTCATCATAACCCAATGGCCCATTAAAAGAGTGGTGCAAAGGAACAAATCCTCTGCGAGTGCCTACTGATGGGTCATGCGAGCTAGGAGCAATGTGCTTTAAGGATGAAACATTCTTTTCTGATCCCAACAACTCATAGAAAAAAGCTTCCTTAAATGATCTGTTTTCCGGCTGAAATATTCTTTCCACTGTACTCATAAAGTCTTCATCTGCCGTGAATTGCGATACCAAGGTCCTAACTGCATCTCTAAGATCTGTGTTGTTTCCTGCTTTTTTCATCTCTTGTTCAAAAGCTTCTTTAGATTCTGTATCAATAGACATGTCTGAGTTTATTGAACTAAGGAGAAAGTCTGTAAAGAAGTCTTTGACCATCTCACTCTTAAAGCAAGACCGTGGGCCAAATTCAGAGAAAACAAACACACCTCTTAGCATAAACTCTATAACAAATGTCTTGATATACAAATAACACATCTGAGTGCCCATAGACTCTTCAAGTGGACCGGGCTTAGAAAAGTCTCTGTTTTCTGGTGCATGTTGTGATTGTGACAATGACTGCGTGTATTTATCTACTAATTCTTTTCTTATCTTTTCAAAATCAATAAATGGTTCGTTCTCTACATAGCATATGTTGCCTTCTGCATCTTCGTTTTCTATGAACTCTGCTGTCATCAAATTTGCCATTTCTATCATTTGATCTAAATCAAAAAATCTAGACTGACTTACCTTTTTGCTTATCTTTTCATTGAAGCTTTCAACCATTTGCTCATAAGCATTTTCAAAACCTGTTCCGTCATTAGCGACTTGATTACGAGATACAAATCCCTGCAACTTCTCGAAAATTCTAGATTCTGCGGAATCTACAGACGGGGAGACGTTTCTATGCATTAGTCTCAAATTAGACCAAGAGTTTAGGACCATATCTGCAAAAGCGCCTGGTCGCAAAAGCTTGAGTTGCTCAGGATTATTGCCGATATCACGAGCAGCAAGACGCAAGTTCTTTATATCTTCGTGTATTGCCTCATTAATTGTCTTCCCCTTCCAAGACTCTACAAAGCCGGTATCAGTTCTAATGCGGGCTGGCCTGTGAATGTTGTAACAATCTTTTACATCGACGCCGTGAAACGGTATTTCTTGATAGGTTAAGTGTTCTCTGCGGTCGTCAGTGATTGCGAGCTTTATTTCAAAGTGCCTATCTTCCCTAGGTCTGAGTTGAACTGGATTAGACTCATACTGCAAATTTGGATACAGAAAATTAAGTGCTGGGCTTCTCTTTTTTCGTATTGTGTCTGCTCTAAAAAGGCCAGTAAGATCTGTATCCAGAATATTTTTGAGCCACGGTGCTATATCTGCATTAGGGCTCAAGTTTCTTAACGGAAACATCAAGATGTCCGCTATTGCTTTTATATCCTGTGGGCTTGCCAGATCAAAATATATTGGTTCTCCTTCGGAATCCACTAGACCCGTAACGTAGGGCTCGCCTTCTTCACTCATTACAAGTGTACTAGGTTGAGGTATTTTTGAGGCACCTTCATTTCGCCTGGCTAGGTCTTGCCTTATAACGTCAAGGACTCTTTCCTTGTGTATGCCTCCGCCGCTTGTTGTTGCAGATTTGACGCCGCCGCCCGGGATGGCTGTTCCTGTATCTACTGGACCTCTTCTAACGTAATATCGAGTTGGCCTCTTCTTTCCTCTTTGTACGCTGTATCCAGCTATGTTATACACTGCTCTCTTGGCCAACCCTCCAAAGACCCTAGCTGCGCCGCTGGATCCAACTTCACCAACCCAGTCTTCGAATTCCTGAACAATGTCGGCCATGTCCTCCTCAGCATGTGTCATTGATTCTATAGCCTGCTTTAGAAAACTATATTCCTCAGCAGCTACTATGTCATAGCCTGGATCGCCTGGTTGCATTTGCGAATAGGAAGAATCTGTCAAACTAGGAACAAACGAAACTAGGTCGTTCTTTAGCATTATCTCAACATTTTCTAGTACCGTCTTTATTGCCATCTCGGCCATCTTCTTAGACAAGGGATTATCATATGGGCCTGGCATTCCAGGGGTTCCAGGCTTAGGAACCATTCCCGCCAAAGGATCCTTGTTGAACAAATCCTTTAGGGCTTCTCGGCGCTCTGCTACGTCTGCAAGTGCTCTTGCAATCTCCTCTGAAGTGGCTTTCTGTGATTCAAGTCTAGATCTTAGAGAACTGTTGCTGTTTGGATTTGGGCACAACACATCTCCCAAGATTACGTTAGATATGTTTGAAACTTTATTGCAAAGATCAGGATCGACAAACCTACCGAGCAACATAAAGAAGTTTGTTACATCTGCTTCGTTTGAAAGGTGTGGAGCTATTTCTTCATGCTTGGTTCTTATAAGTTCTAATACTATCTGTATAACCTCTGGATCTGCACTGCCGTCCAACAAAGAACACAACTCAGCAGGCGTGAGGGCAACGGCCAAGTCATCAAACAAGTCTGCCAAGTTTATGAAAGCGTCTTCAGGAAGATCCATTTCTTCTATTACGGTTGCAGCATCTTGCATCACCTTTAGTTTTTGACCATTCTTTTCTGCTGGCCATAAATCTTCCCAAGCTGCTTTGCCAAATTCTAATAGGTCCTGACAGTCTGGGAACCTTATGATTTGTAGTATACCTCTCACCAATCCACAAAGGAATGCAAGTAGCAGATCTGCAAGAGCCAATTCGATTCTTGGAATGATTATTGCCATTGGATCAAAGCTTGGGATCCTTGGTAATTCTGGAATTGTAAAGTTAAAGTCCCAGTTAAAATGAGGAGGCCAAGGAAGTTCTGGTATACAGGAGGCGTAATCACAAAACAAAGCCTTGAAGTCAAACTGATTTAAGAACTCATCAAACAAAGCCTCCAGTGTGCACAATTCTACAGTCGGTATAGGATCAACTATTGCATATGTTTTGTTTCTTTCTACTCTTATTATGCCCTCTCTCCACCTTTCAGCAAGCGGGCCGCTTCCTTGCATGTCCAGATCTTCTTTTAGTTTTTGTTCGAATCTCTTTATTGGCCCCTGAATATCTATCTTTGTTTCTATATCAAATATGGGCTTTGGATCTTTTGGCAATATAACCAGAGCTGGAGTGGTATACTTTTTCATTGTATCGAGAGCATTTATAGATGGATCTAGAATATTGCTACTCATCAAACATGATGCGCCATCCATTGCAAGATCATGCAAGCTATAAAGATTCATAAAGTAGTGCATTGTTCTTGGTACATTAAATGGATACTGTTGACTAAGTGCAATAGTGCCCTGAAGCAAGGGTTTTTTATCTTTGTTTGGTTCTTGAAAATCATAGTCCATAGTTAGTACTGCGCCGCCGGCAATATCACTTATCTTCATTGGTGGACGAGGCTGCCCAGCAGTTGGTCCGGTTGTTAACGGAGGAACTGGAACACTTCGAACCATTTGTACTTCTGAGAATTGGACTTCTAGATAATCTTCTCGGCGTAAATAGTCCCTTTTAACGTAACCGTTTGCGGCAAGAAGAGATGTCAAAGCTGGTATTAGCGCTCTTAGATGTTTTGCTTCTTCGCTCATATCCACATACGGACGTAGACGACCACCTTTTCTCCTCCAGTTCTGCACCTCTTGGTGAAACGTGTCAAACATTTCCGCAACTTTCTCTATCATTATGTTAATTTCATTAAGAGGGTAAGCGACAGTAACTGGATAAGTGTTTAAATCTATTTGGTTTGCTTCTACTTGTGCGATAAACGCTTCTTGTTGCTTCTTGGAGAGGGCCAAAGGACCAACTCCGGAACCAAATTGTTTTGCTGCCTCAGCGTCTCTAGAGAATTTCTTTGCTGCACCAAGAGCTGCTGATGCTCCTTGCTCTATTGCTTGCTTTTTATTTTTCTTTGCCCAAGCCATTCCCTTATTAACGCTGGAAGCTCGGTCAAGTAGGCCGTTTGCTATTTCATCTTTTCTTGCATTTAGTGCTGCTCCTGCGCCTGGTAGTGCCGCAACTGCAGATCTTACTGCTGCTGCAGCTTCTCTTGCTTTGGCAATAGTTTCGCCAATCGTAAACGCGCGTGAGTCAATGGTTGGGATCGTGTCAAATAGGTCTTTCCTAACTCTAACCTCTAGCTTCCAAGTTGAAGTTGGTCTTTGAGTAGGGCCGTGAAATTGTTGTATGTTTGCAAAACGCGGCTCTGCTCCAGCCATAAGGCTTTGCCCAAATAGAACATCTACCTTTGGAACCTGATCGTCGTCTCTGAATCCTAAGTTTTCTGCCAAGTCTTGTCCGAGAACAGTCATTGTAAATTCTTGATCACTCTCCATCTTATCTACAATTTTATTCTGGTATTGTAATATGGAATTAAACCTTTTGTGCTCTTGCCTGTTTCCAAATACTTTCCAAGTTTTCTTTCTAGCGTGATGTCCACACAGGGCTATCACGGATTCTCTTAATGCTCTTTCAGCATGCTCGGTATACCACTCTTTCAAGCTGTCCGGGTTGTCGCTATTTATATCTTCTCTTGTTGCTCTTGTGTTGTAAATGTAATAGTGATATTTTGCGTCGCTCCATGGAGGATTCTTTCCGTCTCCGATTACTCTTTTACCTAGAGCATTCGTTGGAACGTCAGGAGGGGTCAACTCACTGACCATTTCTCCTACATTTCCAGTATTGTGATCATATACTCTTTCCAGAGCATTTGCCAATCCTTTTTCTTTTGCCATGAAATTGAAAGAAAGCGCAGTAACGCGGCCATAGTCTGATGCTAGTTCCTCTCTCATCGAGGGTGCGGCTGCTCGTGGACCATCATACTTCATAGCTCTCAGGGCGAAGTCGTACATGTCATTTGCATTTTCATCTTGCCACTCCATCAGCCTCTTTTTTGTTTGCTCATCAAACAGATCGCCATCTGATGGCTCAAAGCCAAGGAAGACTCTTAAGACCTGTATTTGTATACTCTTTTGATTCTTTTCCAATGGAAGTTTGAATTCTATACTTCTTTGTTTACTGTCTACGATTATAAATTCTTTTTGTCTTAAGAGTTCGCCAACTTCTGCTGCTTTCATTTCAGCTTGAACGCGGGCTTCTTCTTCGGCCATGAGGGCATCAAGGGCGCGCTTGTACTCTAGCAATCGTTCGCGGGCGGTGTCTTTCCATTGTTGAAAGGCTTCAATTTGTTCGTCTACTCTTGCTTCTTCCAGCTCGCCAATAATGAAAGTGCCAGGAGGAGGCCGGTCGCCGCCGTCAGCTCCTTCAAAGATGCTTAAATCTATCTGGCTCCTAAGGCTCCTGATGCTGTCCTGAAGATTTGAAACGCCTCTCCAGCTGCCATCTGCACGCTGACGGCGCGGGCTTCCAAGGATTGCCTGATACCGATTAAGTTCTCTTTGTACTAGAAATGGCGGGGTGAGTGGATCGGTCCACTCAATGCCTCTGGCTTCCAGAGATTCTTTTGTTTCGCTTAAAAACTCTTCTGATGGGAATTCCCCAACTGGATCGACTAGGGTTTGAGTTTCAATCAGAACGCGCCTTATTTCATTGAGTTCTACAAATTTTTCTTGAATTGTTGCTGAAATAACGATAAATTCCATTTCTTTAGCTGAAAGGGGGTCGTTGATCTTTGCTCTTTCGTACTCTTCATCTCTTTCTATTCTGTCTAGTTCCGATGGGCCTTCCAAGTCTCCAGTGGTAAATATCGTATTTATGGTTCTCCACTCTTCCTGCAGTGATGGAGCGACGTTTTCTCCGATTAAGCCTCGTGGCCCATCTTGTCCTGAAAGCTCTGGATCCAAATTATAGTATATGTGTGTTACGGTTCGACCTTCATAATCAACATTAAAATTGATTCTACTTATCTTGATACTTAGTTCCTGTTTAAGAAACTCATCATAGTCTTCGGTTCTGGTATCTATAAGTGCGTCGGAAGCCCCTTGTTGCCCGCCGACTTCACCCATTGGCCTATTTCTTATTGCTCTTTCTTTTAATCTTTTTAGAGTTTCTATAAGATTGGAAGGATTGCCCATTTTTTGACGAACGCGCTGATCTATTACCGCAGGGTCATCTTCTTCGCCCGGGCGAGCCCACCATGGTCTGTCGCCACGGGCGCGTTCAATCTCGGCTGCATTTGCATTTTCTCGTGCTTGCTCTTCTGCGTCGTCTTCGTATCGAGCCGGGCGATCTTCCCATGCTTTTCTTTCAGCTTCCAAGACAGCATCTCTAAAAGCTATAGCTTCAGGAACCTCTATAGACGTGCCTCTACCCAATCGACCAAAAGGCTGCCTGCTTGTATATGCCTTTGAATAAGTTGAATCAGGTCTGTAATACCACTTTATCGTAACCTCAAACTGTTGTGCGCCTCCTGGGGCGTCTGCAAGCCTATATGGTACTTTTTTTGCTGTCCGCTCTGACCACCAATTTTCATGATCGTCGGTCCAGACATCATTGTACTCATCATCGTCTGTGTTTAGAAATTCGTTACGTCGAGTTGACCATCTGACTGCGTCATCCAGGCCTCCAGAATCTATGTATCGATCAAACCATGAGGAGTAATTTTCAGTTGACATTGTTGTGCTTGCTCCTTATTGGTTTCTTTGCGCCGGGGCCAGTATAAAGTTGTTTAATTCTTGCTATGTTAAATTTTTGCGCTGCAGTAGAAAACATATCAATACTTGCAAGCTTAATCAAAGATGCGACGGCAACTGGCATGACTGTTGGCGATGGCAAGGTTGGTGCACCAAAAAATGGAGATGGATGAAAATGAGTAGACAAAGCTGTATCAAGCTCTGCAACGTTTGTACAAACATTGGCCAAAGTACCACACACTTCGCTTAGTACTTGTGCCATTTCTTCAATACATTCTCTCATGTTGTTACCTAAAACCATCGGCTGCAGCGTACTTTCATTATTGCCTGCTATTATATCAACACCTCTAACTCTTGTTATTGTACCACCTTGAGAGTTCATTTTATCAGCATGTGTTACAAGTTTTATGCCTTCTCTGGCCATTATCCTTATTCCATCTGCCTTCATTGCTATTGCAGATCTAGCTTCGGCCATACCCACTCTCCCCTTCGCTAGTCTAAAGTTTTTGTCTACATCTGTTTTTTGACTTATGTAGATTCTAGCTGCATCACAAAGATGGTCTTTGCCACTCTTTGCTAAATTAAATATTGGATCTACAGAGACTTTTTTTCCGTCCCTACCAACAGACAATGGTCTTGGTGACATCCTACCAACAACTATGTCTATGGCTCCGCATTGAGTGTTTCCACGACCGCCATACCCACTAGCTCGTGAAGCTTTGTCTGGATCTGCTCTGTCCCGGCCCATGACGATCCAAGTGTTGTATTTGTGAGAGATTACCTTTTCAGTCCTTGCTTGAACAAAACCGGGAACTGGTTCGACGATGGGATCGCCACCGACGCCTTTATTCCTGTTGGCCTCTTTTTTGCTCATTGTTGACAGCTTTGCTTCAGCATCTTTTGAAATTCCGTCAGTCTGAACTGCCCTCTTTTTCTTGGGTTGCGGTTCAGCCTTGGCATCTGGGTCTTCAGGTGTTTTCTCTTCTTCAGGCTCGGGCTCTGGTGTTGGTTCAGCTGGCGGAGTTGCTGGCTCTTCGCCTCGAAAATCGTCAGGCAAACTAAAGTCGTTACCAGCGACAAGTATAGTTTCGCCCAATAAGTTGCCATAATCCTCCAACTCTTCTGCCATCTGTTCCGGGGTCATTCCGACGTACCATTCGGGATCGCCTGACATAAACTGAGGCAGTTGTCCAATTGGAGCAGGAGAGGACTTTATCATTACAGATGTAGCATTAGCAAGAATTACATCCTCCGGATTTTCTGCAGCGGCCAGGCGAAGGGCCGCATTGGTCACAGCTTCGGGACTTTCAGGGTCATCCGGGGGTGGTTTCACAACAACGGTTGCACCTTCAACAGCTGGCGTGCCGTCTTCTGACGTTATTACTTTTGGTTCATTGCCAGTTGGAGTTTTGATCTCTTCTGCACTTCCAACCTCTTCGATTGGCTCTACTAATCCAGAACCTTTTTTCCATTCTTCCATCTCTGCGCCCGGCATAACAGACATTCGTGCAAAGTTTTCTACGGTATATGCAACAACGCCGTCGTCTGGATTAGATTGGTGATACCTGTCAAGAAACGCCTCAACATGTTGAACACCAGACATTTGCCCTTCTGGTGCTGTTAGCGTTGGTGCCTCGTTAATGGTGTGAGTGCCTTTAACTGATCCGTTAGATGGATCATACAGAATGATTTGTATACTTTTTCCGTCTACACTCTTTGCGTGAGCTTTTACTTTTAACATATGCCTCTAACGATCCTCTTAGTAGCCCTTAAACTTTGTCCCGTACAGTTTCCAAGCTCTTGCCGGGTTTTTGTATCTTGCTGCTATGTATCTTAACATACCTATCGCCTCTTCTAGTGGGTTGCCAATTCCCTGACGACCACTAGGATAATAAGTTTCTGTGTTGCCTAATATTAATTGACCTAAACCTGTGGCAGTCGAGGTGGCGCCCTTTCGACCACTTTTTAATTCGGCGTGAATTGCTGGCCAAACGTCAGTTCGTCGATGGATAAAGTTTTCTGATTTGCTTCTTGTGTTTATTCCAAATCTTCTGCCTGCGTTGTTTTTTCCATAAGTAAAATTAGGTATTCCGACGCGCCCTCCAGACTCTCTACGCAAAATATGGTGCAAGCCTGGGTCTCTAGCCCACTCTATTGGCAAATTGGCAGTGCGCGCCGCTTGTTCAAAGAGGGCAATACACTCTGCCGAATTAGGAGGATACACTTTTAAATTAGGGTCGAACATCCCTAGGGCGACGTCGGGGACAAACGAGGAAAAGTCACCAACCTTAGAAAGTTTAGTGCTAGCCTTGTTAAACTCACCAGCTACGGGTGCAGATTGAAAAGAATAAAGACTAGGACCTGCAGACAACGATTCGATCTCCTCTCTAACTTGTCCGTGATATATTCCATAAGCATGAGTTACTTTGTCAGTTATCTCAACCTTGCAGGGTTTGCCAACAGTAGCTTGAATCACGTCTGAAGGTTCGTCTGTAGCAAACTTGTAAAACCTAGGATATCTAATTTTAGCAGCGGCGTCGTTTTCATTCCTTGGTCTAGGTAACATCGATGCTGTTCCGCCGGCTGGGGCAGCATGCACCAACAATACCTTGTTTTTTAATTCGTCTTTCCCCAAAATATCAATCATATCCTTCAGCACAGGATCTGGAATTTGCTGGATTTCTATGGTTTCTGCGTGTATCACTATTGCTGGGCGAACTCCAGAAACTCCATCATCTGGTCTACGTGGAGTGAAATAGTCTTCTGCCATGGTTTTAAGCATACCCATAGTATCCATCCCAGAAGCCATGCCGTACTTAGTTGTGGCTACAGGCTTTGAAGAGATACTAGACAAGTCGCCGTCTGTTCCCCATTCAGGATCTGTCCAATCTCCTTTAGCCATCTTTGTTTTCTCCGTCGCCTTGAATTAAATCAAATAGATCGTTCTTTTCCTCTTCTGTTATTTCTTCATTTCCAGAGGTCTGCTTTTGCATCAATGCAGTCAACTTAACTAGTTGCTCATTAGATCTTTGCAGTGTTTCTACGTATTTTGCGGCGATCATGCCGACTTCTTTATGGCGGTCTTCGGATACAACCATATACTTCATCAAACTAGTTAAGAGCGTTTTTGTTACAGCTCTGTCCTCTTTGATGTTGTCGATTGACTTTTCTATAAATTCTTGTAGCTTGTCCATAACATTATTAATTAGACTAGATCATCTTTTTTCATAGGCTCCGCGATCCCATTTCGTTTTAAAAATCCTATACTTGGATCTAAGCTTATTTAAATTGTTTACAACTTGCTTTGTGTTAAGGCCTGTTAGCTCACGAAGATAAAGGTAAACAGCCTTCTTGTTGAAGATTTCTATTTGGTCTGCGCTATTCAAAAGAACCTTTACAGCTTCTACGACGCGCTTCTCGTTATCTTTTAAGTCCATCGAATCCCAGCGATCGATCTCAGACAATAGCGACTGCCAAAACTCTTTTTGCTCTCTCAGTTCTATGTAAGTGTCATCATCGGTTACCAAGTCTCTGTGTGCTGACTCGTATATTAACTCTTCGTAGCTAATTTCTTTCTTTGTTCTTTGTGAGTTTTTCTTTAGCTTGTGAATAAACCAGTGCTTTGTTACCACACTGAAATAAGAGAATGCTTTTGATCCCTTGTTTGGATCATACTTGTCGAGGATTGTTGTTAGCCAAATTTTGCACTCTTCTTTTAGAGGATCAATGTTAGGCAGGGTCGTGAACTTGTACGTGTAAGTTATCTTTTCAACCATCTCGTGAAAGGCAGGCTGTATAAATTCAACATACAACTTTGTTCTAACTTTGTTGTCGCTAGTTTTTGTATATTCCACTATGGCATCTTCGTGAACCTTAGTGAAATAATAATTTTTAGTTCTCTTCTTCCTCTTCTTCTTCAGTCTGGTCAAGATTTAATTCCTCGTTTATTTCTTCGTCGTCTACAACAAGCATATAAATATCCTCATATTTGTCTAATTCATCCAAGATGCTCTTAGTGTGATCAATCAATGCCTTCAAAGACTCATCCCCATAATACATCTCAGTCTCATAAAGCGCTTCGACATGCGCTTGAAATGCAACAAACTCATCCTGCAGAGAATACAAGTTACTAGAGACAACCAATAACTTGCGTGCACTGACTATTCCATACCAGATTGCTGCAACGTTAAGAAGAACTGAAATAACCAGTATTGTTATTAATTCACCCATTATTTAAATTCCTCTCTTGAAGCTTTCTTTTCATCACGCAAATCTTCTTTGGCATTCTTGATGTGATCTTTCACGACATCACCAACCTTTGCCTCTCTTTCTTGAACCTTTGCACCAATTAGTGCTGGTATTTTCTCTAGTTTTCCTATGAAAGAACACAAGATACACTCCTCCTGTTCATGACTCATAGAATGCATTATCTCAAATGCCTTATCGCACTCTCCGCAGTGATAAGTATATCTTGGCACTAGTCGCTACCAACAGTTGTAAATTTCTCATTCGATTCGGTAGCTGAACTTAGCTCTTCCTGATCGAACTTGAAAACAGGAGGGTTCACAACAGTAAGCTCCTCGTTTTCATTTACTTGGAAATCAAAGTCCCTCAGTACCGGTACGATATCTGTCTGCTCAATTAGTGACTTTTGTAGCGCCATCATAATAGCACCCAATGCCTGATCTGAAATTCTCATTTGTTACTCCTTTTCTTCTACTACTGCTCGGCCCTTTAGATTTTCCCAATCTTTTTCGGGCCGAACTTCTAGATTCGTTTGCCATGCTGCCTTAATCACATTGACGTTTACGCCTTTCTTGTTTGCATGGTCTATAAATGCATTTATGTCCTTTGGAAAACAACTGCCACCAAAGCCCCACTTACCATCAGGGCCAGGGACGTTCAAGTGAGAGTCACCAACACGACCGTCTGCAGCGAAGCCAGCCAAGGCCTCATCCCAATTTACATTTGATTTTCTTGCCATAAGCTTCATTTCGTTAGCAAAGGCGACCTTAACAGAAAAGAAAACATTATTAAAATACTTTATAAACTCTGCCGTGTTAAAGTCTGTTTCCATAATATTACAATGCTTAAACCTAAGTCTATAAAGCTCTGCAACTCTCTGTGTGTGATTCTTGTAGCCACCCAGAACAATTCTTGCTTGATTTAAAAAATCATATTTAGCGTGCCTCTCTGTTAGAAACTCTGGATTGAATACAAAATTCAAGTCATGGAAGTCCTCTTTGAGAGATCTTGTAGTTCCGGGTATTATGGTTGATTTAATTACTACCACATTATCAGTTCTGGTGTTCACTCTTTGCACGTCTGATAGGACAGACCTTACAATATCCAAATTTATGGACCCATCCTTATTCATTGGTGTTGGAACAGACACAAAGATTATGTCTGAGTTGTTTACTGTTTCCTCTAACGTGTTCATGCTTCTAAGTGGGTCCTTGTCATAAACATGTACGGGAAGAACCGGCACAAAACCAAACCCTATTGCTTGCCCTACAAAGCCATTTCCAATAATACCAACTGCCTTAATCTCACTCATTTATAAACTCCGAAAAACATGTTCTTATTCCTTCTGATATATTAACTTCTGGTTTCCAGCCTAGATCCAAAAGGGGCTGAATGTTTGCTTTTGTTAATCTAACGTCGCCGGGTCTATCGGCAACATACTCAAACTCTAAATCAGGCAAAGACTCGTGGACGGCTTTTTTCATTTCATTTATAGAAATGTTGTTGCCCGTACCAACGTCAAAGGCCTTGCCTAACAGGCCCTCGTTAGAGCGATGATTCATGCAAAATACATTAGCAGAAACAACATCACTAACGTGAGCCATATCTCTTCTCTGTTCACCGTCTCCAGTTATATATGGGGTGCGCCCTTCTTTAATAAACCTTCTCCAGTTTGCAACACATGTAGCATATGGTCCATCGGCAACTTGATCAACAGAATACACATTGAAGTATCGAAGAGCAACAGTCTCGACTCCATACAATCTGTTATACAATATCGTCTCTAACTCTCCAACATACTTTGAAAGAGCATACGGACTCTCTGGACCTTCGCCATTGCCAACAACGGATGATGAACTTGAATATACAACCATCGCTCCTACTTCCTTAGCAAACTCAAGAACTAAAGAAGTCGAATGAACATTGTTGTGCATAACCTCTACTGGATTTTCAATACTGTATACAACTCTTGGTATGGCTGCAAGATGAAATATCACCTCTGGCTTAAAGTCACGATGCTTTTGTTGGAATCCGTCGAGAATATCTTCTCCTTCTTTGAGGTCGATACCCATTACGTTATGGCCTAGCTCTTGCAATCTTTTTAGAAGATTGCCGCCAATGTATCCCTTGTGTCCCGTGACTAGCAGGTTCATTTAATGTATCCTGCCTTTTTCAACTCTTCATCGAAGATTGTCAATTCATCTGGTGTGCAGATTTCCCTATACGCAAGAGGGTCCTTCCCAACGGATGCATTGGATAGTTGCCTCTTTCCATAATCGCTTTCTTGCTTTCCTGCCCTCCCGGTTACGGAAACGTTCCAATCGTAGATCCAGTCTTGTACGTATTCTGGATACTTTGAGAAGTGGTGCTCTCTTTGCAGGCCGAAGATGTTGCACATGTTTTCCTGAATTCTATTTGGGTCTTTGATTAGATCTTCATACCTGATTTCATAATCAATGATGTCGGCATATTTTTCTCTTTGAACCATTGAAGAAATCCAACGCTCTGGCTTGACGTACTTTCCATCTGATAACACTACGTCTCTACCGTCTCTGATAACA